TTCTAAAATTGTGTTTTTACTTTTAATTTTAGATTCTAAATTCGTCACATTGTTAGAGAATAAATCATCAACCAATGTGTAAGTATTCTCACACTGAATATGTCCCACCCACATTTGAATTTCTTTCAGTTCTTTGGGGTTAATTTTATTAATTAGGTTTTCATAAACAATTACGCTTTGATTCACAAATTCACCTGCAACGGACTCATTAAGTCCTTTATTGGAATTTAATTCATCGTATAAGTAGAACACTCTACTAATGTTTTTATTTTTAAGAACTAACTCGTTAAAAATAAACATATTATTTTTCATTGACTCATTTTTATATGATTCAATTAACATATTCTCTATCTGTGATTTTAATAAACCAAATTTCATAATCGTTTTTATTTATAAATATCAATCTCTTAACAATTTGCTCAACGCATCTTCCATTGAACCCAAAGAATTTCTCGCTTTACCTAAATCAATGTAAGAATCCTCGTGGAAATCGTCACTTTCTAACAAAATATTTAAATTATTTTTTTCTTTATTTTCCGGTAATGGTGGTGGTGCTTCACCCCCTAAATCAGAACCTCCCCCCATATCAGGACCCATAGGTGGCATTCCTCCTCCCATAGGTGGTTCACCCCCTTCGGCTGGTGGTGCGGCATTTTGAGTTGTTCCTGATTTACTTTTGTATAATTTATCAACAGTGTCAAACATACCTGTATGTGTGATTATTGTTGGGGTATTAGTAAGTTCCGCGGCAACTGCTCTTTCTAATCTAATTTGTTGGACATCCAATTTAATATCTTCATCAGAGAATCCAAAAATGTGTTTTTTAGCCCAAGTTGCGGATGTTGGTTGGATTGTGTTAGGAATTTCAGTAACCAAATCTTTATATAAAAGAACTTTTTCTTTCCACACATCAATCATCAATAAATCCGCTTGTTTGGATGGGTTTGTAAGACCTAATGTAAAGTTTTGTAATTCATCCTCAAATCCTAATAAGTATAGGTGAATGATTGCAATTTTATTCATTTCGGCAATCATACTTTTTTGTATCTTATGAATAGTTCTTGCAAAACGAATATCTTGTAATGATAGATTTTTACCGTCACCAACAACTTCCTCAAACCCTAAATACGCTTTAGGGACTCTTAACGCAGTTACCAATTTCTTTTGAATGTATTCAATATCCGCAATTTCTGATAAGTTTTGAGCTCCTGCTAATGTCTCAATTGGCATTGTTTGTGCCACATCTCTCACAGGAACAAAATAATCTTGATCCACCGCCATTTGGTTAAATCTCATATCAACATTCCCTGTTTTTGAATCCACCACTTGATCTCGTTTGAATTTGTTTGCAACACGCTGAACATACGCTTCAACATCTTTGTCGTCCATATTACCAACAAATACCTTAAATACTCTTCGTTCAGGAGCTCTTGATGTACGATAAATTAACATTGCATCTTCAGATAATAATAATTGTTTCCATATACGTCTTGCCTTTTCTAACATAGAAGTACCGTAAGGAAGTTTTCTATCATCACCCAATAATCTAAAGTGAGCAATCTCCCAAGAGTTAAATTCCATATCTTTAATTTTCCAATGGAATCTTAAACCTTTTGATTTTGGGTCAACTTCAGCATTTACCGATTTTGCCGCCATACCCCTCTCCAATCGTTCAATTTCAATATTAGGTAATTGCATACAACCAACAATACCTTTTTCAGGATCAAGTTTTAAGTAAACAAAATTGTCTCCATATTTACAAGTATTTCTTGTCCACATAGCAAGATTGGTATTAATATCTAATACATTATTAAATAAATCCGCTAATATTCCTTTTATTCTTTTTGACTCCGAATAGATTTGTAATATATAACCATTTTGATCAGCAGTTGTAGATTCTTCAGAATAGATATCCAATGCGGTAGAAATTTCAGGAGTAAACTCCATTGATTCATAATCATAAAATGATGCTAATCTTGTTGGTTCGTAATATACCGCTTGTGTATATAAGTTATTCTCAATTTTAGCCCATTGTCCCGATAGGTACATTGACTGTTGAGTTTGTAATTTTTCAAGTTCGTATTCTTTTTTATCTGTGGTTCTTAATAACTCTGTTTTATCAACTTTGTATGTTGGTAAATCTTGACCTAATAAAGAATTCGGACCAAATGCCTGAGATAATCTTTGCCAAATAGTTAGATTATTTTGATTTTGTTCCATATTGACTATTTAATTTTATTTATATAATTTTAATCACTTTTATTAATAAGTATAGAATTAAGTGTTAGATGTATTACCCGAACTTGTTAATTGTTCACTATACGATTCGGGTAAAGAACCTTTTTTATTTGAGAATGTTATTTCAAATTTTTTCGCACTTAAAATGGGTTGCCCCGGTACTATCAATGTACTACCCGCAATAAGTTTACCTGATCTTTTTCTACTTGATAATCCCATACTATATTTTATTATAAATATTATCTATTCCCAAATAACCACCCATAGGTTTCATAATCCTTTCTACTTGCACTTGAATTGTCTCTAAATCCATCTTGATTCATATGTGGAATTACGGGGTTAAAATTTATTATATTTTTAACTGATTCATTATTACTTACAGTCCAAGAATCCAACATTGCCTTTGTTTGTTCTGTCACTTTTTCTAAATTTGAAAACGAAGATTCTCCAACATACAATGCTATTGATATTGACATAATCAAATCATCGTGATGTCCTTTTTGATGATCCGGTCTACCATTAACAAATACAAATGTGTTCATTTCATTAAATAATCTTGAACTATACATTCTGAATTTATGTCTCATTCCTTCCTCAAATGCCGCAATAATTTGAACCCTTTTATTGTTAAAGTTAATACCGGGAATTTTATCAAGTCCCTTTGGATTATATTTCCAAGTGTTATTTAAGTCAACCCCCTCAACATACATATTTTTATATCCGAGTTCTTGTAGTTTTCTTGATGTGGCAATACCCATTCCACCTGTGATATCAATTACAATAAATGCGGAGTACATATTACCCCATTTATAAGCAACTTCCGCCAAAACATCAGGCGGAATTTTTCCAATATATTCTAAAACTTGTTCTCGTTCATCAAAATCAATAATTTGTATTGTTGAGAAATCCTCACTATCCCCACGAGAAACGTCAACCCCCATTATGTATTTGTGTCCAACTACCGGTTCCTTCCATATCCATAAAGAATTACCCATCATTTTATTTTGGGGTTCTTTAAGCATATTCTCACGAATTGTTTGTAACATTTTTGAATCAAATACATTATCCCCCGATCCAAGGAAGTTACATTCTAACTCTTGAGAAACTTTACGCTTATCATATTTAAGTTTTTTAACCATTTTCTCAAACCAATCAGAACAAGGTTTGTATCCTGTGTCCATTATGGTTTTAAGATCGTCATAATTTCTTGTTTCAAATGGAATACCTTCCCAACTTAATATCTGATCTTCAGTATATTCTTCTTTATTTAGAAGGTAATGAATAATATCTTCAGTTTTAACTAAATATAAATCTTTTGTGTAACGAGGATCTCTAAACCAATACATTTCTGTAATTTTAAAGTCGTTCATATTTCTTAACGCTTGATCATATATTTCGTAATAAATTCTATCGTATCCGTTTGGTGTTGATACCACAATTACTTTACCCCCTGTGGATAGGGATGCCATACAAGCCGACCAAAAATCACTGTCGGCTTCAATAAATGCTGCCTCATCAAATATAAGAACCGTAGGTGTAAATCCACGAAGAGCATCCTTTGATGTTGCAACCGCTTTAACCTCACAACCATTTGTTAATTTATAATGTTTCTGTGAATTTTTTTCAGTGGAGAAATCCGCACCAACCCATTTCGGCCATTGAGAAACAAATGACTTAATCTTATTAGCCATCTCTAACGATGTATCCAATTTGTTGGCAATAATTAGGATTTTTTCAGGTTTGTTTTTTTTAGCAAACGCAAGTTTCTTGGACACCCAAGCCGCGGTTACAGTTGATACACCCGCCTGACGATATTTCAGTGCAATATTCTCATTGTATTTATCATAATCCTCTAACAAAGATACTTGATCGGGAAATAATTGTAGTGGAACATATTGTGACACCGTATTATCGTAAGTTTGTAGATATGTTTTTAATGCGTATGGAGTGTCTTTCATACATTTGACATACTCCAACATTACTTGTTCTTTAGTAAAACCCATAAAACTGTTTAACTATAAATATCAAAACCCCCAGTTATTTACATAAAAGGGGGTTTTAATTAATTATTTAAATATGTTATAGTCCTAATTGTGATAAGATATCATTGTCATCTTCCTCTTCGTCTTCATCATCATTACCTTTATATTTTTGATAATCAGATTTTGCTCGTTTAAGAATGTCCTCAAAAGTTCTTCTTACTTTATTATTATCTTCCTCTCTTTCAGACACAACATTTGACATAATTTCTTTTAAGAATCTTTCTGCGGGAATACCGTAAAGGATTCTTTCAAAGAAAGGAATATAAACTTTACTTCTTTCGTCTAAAATTAATTCATCAGGCAATAATGTTCTTAACTTTCTTACAAGTTCTGCACCAACTCTAAATTGCATTGGTTCATTTGAGAATACATCAGTTTTACCCATAACATCTTGAGCCATTGAAGGATCCATATCTCTCCATTGTTCTCTTGATGCGACTGATGCAAAACCTTTAACTAATTCGTGTAATAAAATTGGGAATATTACACCGTTTGCAACAACAACATCCATTCCTTCACCTTCTTCACCACCTTCTTCTTCATCGTCTTCATCGTCACTCTCAACACTAGATGAACCTGCAGCGTTTCCACCCATCGCTTCAATTAAATCTTCTTGGGTGAAATACATTAAGTCATTAGCCGACATTATTTTATTGTATAAAGAATATAATCTTGGATCAATCTCGTCTAATCTATCTTTAAATGCTTGGTATGAGAATTGTCCTCTTTTACCCTTACCTTGAATCAATGCGTTGATGACGTGTCTCTTTTCAATCTCAAGTTGTCTTTGTTCTTCGGGTGTTAATTCGTCAATATCAAATGAGAAATTTGGTGGAAGTTTCAATTTAGGTAAATCTTTTTCTTTCATTTGGAACTGACTTGGATCAATCTTTTTTTCGTTTAAGAACGCATCAACATTGATAAATTCAAATCCGTATCTTGTTCCGGCACCTTGAATTGGTGATTTACTAACATCTCCATTATCAATGGCATCACCCATAGTTAATGAATAATCCAACCATCCTTCTTCTTTCGCAGCAATTTCTACCGCCAAATCTTTTAATTTATCTTTATGGGATGATTCAATAATCATTGATTGTTGAACTGCTCTACTTTGTTCCACCATAATAGATCTCATTACGTGCGGATCGGTTATATTTTCTTGAGTGTTAAAATATCTTTTAACATAATCCACAACCTCTTTAAATCTTGTTCCGGCAATTTTTTCTACATCAGAAACTCCACCTTTAAACGCTCTGTTTTTAGCGTATATATTTTCAGGATCCTCAACTCTATTTTGAGTTTTTGGGTCCATTCTTTCAGGGTAATCACCATAATCTACAGGTGCTTCTTTTATTATCTTCCTGATTAATCTTTCTAAGTCCTTATCTGCCATTTTATTATTTTAAAGCTTGTTTAATTTGATTCATAAAAGTCATTTTAACATCATCCTTACTATTACCTCTTGGTTGTTCTTTCACACCAGGATTTGGGTTTTTAAAGGGGTTACCTCTTCTTTTTGGTGGATTTTTTGTTCCGGGTTCTTTTTCTTTTGTTCTTTCTTTTTCTTTAGTATCATTTTCTTCCATAGGTGTTTTACCTGCGGAAAACATTCTACCAATTGGTTTACCCATTTTTTTCATTTCCATACCTTCATTTTTGGAAAACATAGTATTTCTTTTCGGGTTCCTCAACATCATACCTTCAGATTTTTCTTGGATTGTTTTTTTAATCTCACCTTTAGTTAATTTAGGATTTACGTGATTATGAACCATCTCAACTATTCTATCCTCAAGGAATTTTTCGTAACTTTCTTTTTGAGCCTTCTTTTTATAATCAACTGTTTTTTCAGGGTGTATCTTTTCGGGCATTTTTTTATAATCTTTTTTGGTTGTGCTATCAGAAAATTCTTTAGCCATATCACACCATTTCTTTTTTTCTTTACCTTTTGCGTTATTACATTTTGCCCAAAATAAACCTTGTTGAGCCTTAGATTCAAACTTTTCAGTTATTTCGGTTTCGGCCTGTGTAAGTTTTACAGTAGATCCATCACTTGTTATTGTTGACTTCATATTTGCTGATGGAGGTGTTGGTATACTTGCCCCCGTTTTCAACGCACTTACAGGTGCCGTGTACTCAACCGCCCCACCTTTTTTTGTCCATTGCTCTTTAGATTCTTCTTTTTTAAATCTTTCCGCCAAAATTTTAATTTGGTTTTCAGACATATTTGTTAAAGTGGAAAAATGAATTCCGTTTTCCAACAATACAGTTATAGGGTTTTTAGTTTTCATATACTACCTTTTTTTCAAACTCAAGAACGATATCTCGTTCATATAATTTATTTTTTACTTCTTCTTCGGTTTGCCCAAATTTAAACACTAACCTTTTTGTTATAGAGAAATCAAGTTCTTCAGTTTCTTTCTCCCAACCTAATGCAATAACATCATCAGTCGCGTCTATAAGTGAAAAAACATCGGAATCTTGTATTAATTCCAATGTTATTTCTCCGTTTCTTAATACACCAACTTTTTTAACATACTCAATGTCGGGAGGAAGTGGGTAACCATTTGCCGGTTTTGAATCCCAATTCTCACCCCAAACTTCTAAAGTATCTGAAAATATAAATTCATATATATTATCGCCTTTATAATTTGGACCTAAACCATTGATGTATATTAATTTATTCATAGAATATTTCCTTTTGGTGAAATTTTAACTTGGTTTTCGTTTAATTTGAATACCAAATTTTTCTTATTTGTAATTCCAATTAATCTTGCCTTTTTATTTTCACTCAAAAATTTAACTGACATTCTTTCTTGACTAATTGTTTCAGATAATCTTTTAATTTCGGATCTAGTTTCAGAAATGTGATTTTTCAATTCCTGTCTTCTTTTTTCTTCATTTAATTGTTTTTCTTTATCGTCAATTTCAAAATATTTTTTAATGATTTTGTCTACTTTAGATTCACCAAATGTTCCGTGAGATAAATGACCTTCATCATCATACATTCTTCTGTGTTTTCTCGCACCTCTCATAGTATGATCATCTTCATCTTCCTCCTCGTCTTCAAAACTCCATTCATTTTCTTCCTCCTCGTCTTCAAAACTCCATTCATTTTCTTCATCCTCACCATCAAAGAAGTTACCTCTCATAGAAAATTTATCATCTTCCATATCAAAATCTTCCATATCATCTTCGTCAAACATTTCGTGCACACCAGGTAATTTTTTACCTATAGATGAGGCATAAGCCCCTGTAAGTCTGTCAATAAACCTACTCCCCAAGTTTTCCATTTCAGACATTTCTCCTTCAGCCGGTGGAGGTAACTCTCCCCCTTCTTCCCCTTCAGGTGACGGTTCCATAGGTTCTTCAATGTCCATACCATCTTCTGACGGCATTCCTTCTTCTTCATCCTCAAAACGAGAAAGAATTTCGTCAACATCGTCATCATCTAATACTGATAAATCTAACGATGATAAAATTGAATTGATAACATATTTAACATCATTACTATCCATAGATTCGTCTTCATCCTCACCTTTAGAATCAAAGTCACGAATTTTTTGAGCCAATTTTCCTGTCAATTTTTGAATTGATTTAAATGTAACTTCTTCTTCATTATCCATCTCATCATCTTCCATACCTTCTTCAGGTGCTGGAAATTCCCCTTCAGGTTCTACAGGCATTTCTTCAGGTGCGGGAGCGGGTGCTGGAGATGCTACAGGTGCCGGAGCAGGTGCGGGTGCCGGAGCGGGAGCTGGGACAGGTGCTTGTTCATCAAGTTCGTCCATACTATTTGGATCCATATCTAACTTCTCCATCATATCTCTCTTAAGGTAATATTTTTTCTCTTCTCCAAACATTGATACCTCACTTCTATTTTCGTGAAGAACATTCAATTCTTTAGCCATTAAATTTAATCTTTTTAATGCTTGAGAATAAGATGGATAATATTTTCTATGTTTCATCTGATCAATATATTCTGAAACACCTTCAGAAATTTGATTTTTAATGATATAACCCAATCTTTCTTTAACTATTTCATATCTATTACCATCGGCAAGAGAACGAGAATATTCTTTTGATTCAATTTCATTCACAGGGTTTGGAATATGTTCATTATAACGAGAAATTTCAATAATTCTCTTGATTTTATCCATTCCTTGTAGTTTTTCACTACCTATCGGTCTTAAACTTCCCATTTTGTGTTTTTTTTATAAAATTATTTTTTATTATATAAATATATCATAATCATCGTTTATTAACACAACGATTAAATATGGTATTTTTTTTTAATTGATTGATAATTTTTTATCTAAAAATTCATTACCAAAATTGTATAATTTTTCAATATATCCGTTTCTTCTTAACATTTTAAATACCAAATTTTCATTAGAGTATTCTCCATCTTTTTCCAATCCACAGGTTCTATATTTTTTTAATTTGTCCTTATATTTTTTAATTATTTCTTTGGAGGTATCAATGTCTTCATCTTTCATATTATCAATTACTCCATCAATAATATCCATCCATTGATTTGCTTTATTCTTGATTTGTTCTTTATCAATACTAACAGATTCTTTTTTAGGATTATTTGCCCATTCGTCAAATAATACGGAATACACGCCACTACTGAAATGAGTTTCTTCTTCATCTTGAAGATAAAGTTCAACATCGTATCCGTATATTGTTATATCGTGATTATCGTTAAATATGATTTTTTTAAGGTTAAAAAATTCTTTGTATAAATCAATTTGATTAGGTTGGAATTGGTTTAAGTTTGCGACAATGTGTAAATCAACATCAGAGTATTTGGACCAATTATAGTTAGAAAGTGAACCTGTCATTATAATATCTGTAACGACAATATCAACACCTAAAGAATCAATAAACTCATATGCAATCTCAAGTAACCTTTCTCTAATTTCAGGTTTCATTACAGATTTGTCATCTTTACCATCCCAAATTTTAGGGTTTAGTTCTTTTTGAACTTTAAAACTTGAAAGTATATCATTGTATTTATCCATCAATAATAAATACAATGATTATTTGATTTATTTACAGTTTCTTGTATTTGAAAGCTTTTGCAATTTTAGAACTAAAGAATTTTCCTTGAGAATCCGTCATTCTAAATTGTGTGTATGTTTGGTGGGGAACGTCATCATATTCATATTGTGTCCCGTTATTAAATTCAACTAATAATTTTTTAGTGATAGTGTCATAAACGGTTTTCTTAATATTACTTGATTGAATTTCGTTTATGATTGATGTTCCTGATATTTCTTCTTTTGTAATTCCCATAACTTTTTTTTAAAAAAATGTAATAATTATTTTGGATAACTGAATAATTTACTTATCTTCGTATAAATAATATAAAAATTAAAATTATGAAAAATTTGTTGGTTGCGTTGTTTACGGTTATGTTCTCATTTGTTTCTTATTCCCAAACTATTGAGGTAGAATTTAAAAATCATCTTGGATTTAATAGTGGAAAATATTCTTCTTATGAAGATGTCATTAAAGAAGATAATATGTTGGTAAAAGAATTTAGATCAGGAGGAACTAATAAATATGTGATTCATTTAGACACTAAAAAAATTATGTTATTTTATAATGATAAACTTATTGAGACGGAAACTGTAATTGATTATCAGGTAAAGAAAGGTTTAATTTTTATCACATTCAATGATGTGGAGTTATTAACTGGAGAACCTGTCAATAGCCATATTATAATTAATCAAAACGAAAAAGATAAGAAACACCCTAAATTTACCTTTTACTTTATTAGTAATATGAACGGGACATCCAACGGATATAAATCGTTGGAATAAATAAAAAAGGACTCAATGAGTCCTTTTTTATTTATTTGGTTGAGCAATAATAATTTATAATTTCTAATACGGGACCTTCTGTTGTTGAGACACCAGTTTTTTCTATAATTTCTTTAATGTGACTTTGCACCATTTTAGGATATTGAGCACTATTAGTAAAACTTTTAATTTGGTTATTTGTATTCAATCTATATCTAGCGTTTGCCATTGTTGATGTATCATTTGGCGATTGAACACCGACATTTGTTATTTTTCTTTCTAAACAATTATAAGTTAACCCAATGTTAAATCCTCCCAATTCATTATTAGCCATAGTCATTGAAACTACATTAGGTGATAATTTATTAGTTACCTTATCCTTCCCATAATTACTTAATATTCTAAATGTACTTTTTGGTTCAGTCCCTTGTTGGTTCCAAGTAGGATATACCGTAATATCTGATCCATTACTTAATATAATTTTATCCGTAGGTAAATCACTCATTTTTGTTTTTAAAATCGGAGTTGGTACTGGTGTTGCTTGTTCGTTCAAGTAATTGTTTTTCAATGCGGTTTGATGCATTTCCAAAATTCTTTCTTTTTCAAAAGAATCAATTGTAAATAATGATTTACTCATAGTTTTTAGTTTTTATATAAATATACCATTATAAAAAAAAGATCCGCCAAAAGGATATTTTATTATAACAATCCACGCCAAAGTATTAAAACTGACAAAATGTCAGTAAATAAAAAAAGTGAATGACATAATGTCAAAATAATATACTTTTTCTTTTTTTTAAATTACATTTTTAAAAAGTTAAGAATATGATAGAAAATATGGATAGCGATGACAAAAACAAAAAGTCGTCAGATAAAGGAACTCCTGTGTTAGACAACTTTAGTAAGGATTTGAATAAACTTGCAAGTGAAGGTAAGTTAGATCCTGTTGTCGGTAGGGAAAAGGAAATTATGCGTATTGCACAAGTCCTATCAAGAAGAAAGAAAAATAACCCAATTATAGTAGGTGAACCTGGTTGTGGTAAAACCGCAATTGTTGAGGGTTTAGCGATGAAAATATTTGAGGGTGATTGTCCTAAAAATTTATCCGATAAAAGAATTGTATCTTTAGATATGAACTCAATTGTTGCCGGAACAAAATACCGTGGACAATTTGAAGAGAGAATGAAGGTTATTATTGAGGAACTCCAAAATAATCCAAACATTATTATATTCATTGATGAGATTCACACTATAGTTGGTGCGGGAAGTTCTTCAGGTTCATTAGATGCGTCAAATATCTTCAAACCTGCATTGGCAAGAGGGGAAATACAATGTGTTGGAGCAACCACATTAGATGAATACCGTAAAAACTTTGAGAAAGACGGAGCATTAGAAAGAAGATTCCAAAAGATTATTGTTGACGCATCAACAAAAAAGGAAACCTTGATTATTTTGAAAAATAGTAAATCAAAATATGAGGATCACCACAAAGTATTATACAGTGATGAAATTTTAGATTTATGTGTTGAGTTAGCGGATAGATACATCACGGATAGAGAATTTCCCGATAAAGCATTTGATATTCTTGATGAGGTTGGTGCCAGATCACAAGTGGATATTAAATTACCCGAAGTAATTGAAAAATTAAAACAACAAGCTTCCGATATTAAAGAAGAGAAACTTCAGGTAATCAAAAGTCAAAAGTTTGAAATGGCCGCAGAATTGAGGGATAAGGAACGAAAAATTTTGGGGAAATTAGAAGATGAAAAGAAAAAATTTGACGAAGAATTAAAAATCAAAAAGAAAGAGATTAGTCCCGAGTTAGTTTATGAGGTAGTTTCAAATATGACAAAAATTCCTGTTAGCAAAATTACAATTGATGAAACAAAATCTTTAGTTGGGTTAGATCAAACATTAAATGAATTGGTTATTGGACAATCCGAAGCGGTGGGAAAAATCTCAAAGGCAATTAGAAGAAATAGAGTTGGAATTAAGGATCCGAATAAACCAATCGGTTCATTTATCTTCTTGGGTTCAACAGGTGTTGGTAAAACATTTTTAGCGAAGCAATTAGCAAAAGAAATTTTTGGTAGTGAAGATAATATGATTAGAGTGGATATGTCAGAATACCAAGAAAAACATACCATCTCAAGATTGATTGGATCACCTCCAGGATATGTGGGACACGAAGAGGGGGGACAACTTACCGAACAAGTTAAAAATAAACCATATTCGGTTATTTTATTTGATGAGATTGAGAAAGCAAATAAAGACATATTCTCAACATTACTTCAGATGTTAGATGATGGGCACCTTACAGATAGTTTGGGTAGAAAAATTAACTTCAAAAACTGTTTAATAATTATGACATCAAATATTGGTGTTAGGAAATTACAAGATTTTGGTACCGGAGTCGGATTCAAAAAAAGTGATTATGTTGAGGAAGAACAAAAACGAGATATCCTTAAAAAGGAATTGAGCAAATTTTTCTCTCCTGAATTTTTAAATAGAATTGATGATGTGATTATCTTTAATCCATTAAAGGAGGATGATATTGATAAAATTGTTAAATTGGAGGTTGATAAATTAATTAAGAGATTGGAGTATATGAAATATAATGTTTCTTACGAAGATTCTATTATTAAGTTCATATCAAAGGTGGGGTTTGATGCTCAATTCGGTGCAAGACCTATCAAAAGAGCAATTCAGGATAAAATTGAGGATTTGATTTCAGAGAAGATTTTACTTGATGAGGTATCTGTGGGAAAAGAATATATGTTATTTGTTAAAGGTGAAGGTGATTCACAAACGATAGATATTGAATTAAGGATTACATCCGAACCAAAGAAAAGAGGTAGAAGAAAAAAGGAGGTTGAATAACCTCCTTTTCTTTTAATGTTTAGAATAACCAAGTTCGTCAATCATCAATTTACCAACTTTAATTCCGTTGTATACATCCTCCACAACAACATATTCGTTTGCGGTGTGGTATCTATAATATCCGATTGAGATATTGAAACAAGCAATGTTATACTTGGTTCTAATTGGGTAAATGTCGGTATACGGGTGTTTATGGTATTTCGTATTTGAGGGGAAATGTTCTGTGATCAATTTACCACCAACCTCAAAAAATCTACTGTCACGATCAAACATATTAACACCCATTAAAAATTCTGAAATCATATTGTTTTCAGGTGCGTCAAATTGAATTGCGTATCCGATATTCTCAAAGAATTTTGGATCGGAATTGAACGAACCTTTACACCCCGTCTCTTCAGAAACAAAGAATGCCGCTTTAAGATTGGGAAGTTCTTTTAACAACTCCAAACAAGCATACACACCACATTTATCATCCCCACCAATACCTGTCGGATATCCTTCGTTGTTATACGCTTTTAGGGATAATTTGACATTACCTTGTGCGTCAGGTAACATTTCCTCAACAACATTGATTGTATCAATATTGTGAACGGTATCGGTATGTGCCACAACACAAGGAAAAAACTCAACATTCTCGTCAGTTTTTTTGGTTGCATACACATTGTAAAGTTCATCAACATAATAGGGGATGTTATTCGCATCCAACCAATCGCAGATATATTGTACCATTAAATCTTCTTGATAAGTTTTTGTGGGAACCGACAAAACTTCTTTCAGTAATTCATAATTTCTTTCCATACCACAAATATATGGATTTATTTCAAATTAAAAAAATTTTGTTTTGTATTTTTCGTATTTCGTTAAATAATTCGTATTGGGTTTGTAATCTAATTAGTTCGTCATATGTTACAGAACGATCTTCATCACCATTGTTACTCCTAATAGTTATATTTATTTTATTTGTTTCGGAATCAATTTCATTGATATTGAAGTATAGGTCATCTTTAGTATTAATTTTATTCCATTTATCAAATCCGTATTCCTTTTCAATTAATTCTTTAATGTGGAAATACTCGTAGACATCAACATATTTATCATCATCTAAAATTTTGTCATAAATTTTGGTTAGATACCAATTAGCATCTCTGTTAAAACTTTCCTCATCAAAATCTTCACAACCTGTATTCCAATACATTTCATTGTAATTCTCACTGTGGGATTCACCATTAATTTTTATTATTTCTTTTAATACATCAGAAATATTTTTATCTTGGAGTTTAAATATGTTGAATAACCTTATTAATGAGTTAACTGTCACCCTATACTTATATAAAGCAGATTCCTCCCTAATACCCATAGTGTAAAATTGATTACCAAATTCTTCGTATAATAGTTCTTGTATTTTACTAATTTTACAATTGTGTTCAATCTCCGACCATTCAGATGTTATTGATTCAACCTCATCACTAAAATTATCGTGAATTAATTGTGACTTTTGTTTAAAACTCATTTTTGAGGAATTATTGTATAATATAGATGTAATATTGTTAATAAGTTCTAAATTCTCCTCGTTAAAATAATTTTGAAGGTATCCTTCATTCCAATTTTGAGATAATTCATATGTGTCGTAATTGTCGTTTTCCCATTGATTATTTAAAAAATATTGTATTGTCCGAATATCTTCATCATATAATTCATCCTCATCAAAAAGTTTAAAATAGTCGTCATAACTCATAAATTTAATCACAACCGTACTTAAACCTGGTGATTTATCGTTAAATCGTATATCATCTAAAATATCATCATATCTTGAGAAATATGATGACCATCCTGGATCATAACCATTTTTCACTCTTAAAAGTAAATCATATATCTCACTAGTTTTCTCCATATAAAAATAAATATCAAATAATTTTGATTTATGAACTTTTCTATATATATTTGTATTTATAGAAACGAAAGTTCTTTGATTTATGGGGGTGTTTTTGGATTTGACAGATGTCGGCTGAAAATAAAGGGCACGTGGGGACTGAATTAATCTCCTTAAAAACTGATTCAGAAAAACAAATGGCAATGTGCTAAACAAAATGGAAGTTATCGGATTAGTTCGTACTTCTGAAGTTACTGTAGCTTAATAAGTATACGGAAACGGGGGTCGGTGGACATACAACCTAGCAACAGAAGTCCCTACAAAGGGTGTGGTTTCTACCCGAAAAGGAACAACCTCTAATAGTCAGGGGGTAATTTGGTTTGACTATATCTGTTTGTCGGTTCTGATGTGAAAAAACCTTCTATTTTGGGACATTAGAAAATGTCAACCTAAACGTGTAGTCCTTGTTTTACGGGATGTTATGGACCGGAGTTCGAGCCTCCGCACCTCCACTTATTAAAACCTCACTCTTTTGGGTGGGGTTTTTTTATGCGGTAAAATTATGTTTTAATGTTATTTTAAAGCACAAAAAAAGGAACCGAAGTTCCTTTTAATTATATTGAGGTAGGTGGTACCATATTATTATCATCAGTAACAACTGGAGGAACAAACGATAAAAAGTCCTTTAATGATTTACATCCTGTTTTTAAAATAGTAATTGCCTTCTTTTTATTACTTATATCAAACCAATCAATATTATTTTTTGATGCAAACCATCTATCTTTTTGTTTCGCATAATTCCACGATTTATCATCAGGTAACACACATCTTTCTTCGTTAGATAATTTTAATTTAAATGTTTTTGGGGTTTTATTACCAATTTTTAATTTTTTACCACTGATTTTTGATTTTTCATCATTAGTTTTTACCCCCAACTTTTTACTTTTAAGTTTTGATACTAAATTTTTATCTTTGAACTCGCTAATATTAATGCCCGTAGTAACTATATTGGTGAATACATCGTTAAGATCTAACATAATCTCTTTTGATGTTTTACTATCATTAGGAATTGGGGGATTCGGAATTAATTGAATCATTCCACTTGGTTTGTGATATATTAACCTACCTGTCTTTTTTTCGTCCGGAACCTGAAGTACTTTTAATCGTGTATCAAATTCTGGATCCATAGTACGATACATTGCCGAATAAATTTTTGATAAATTAATGGTTAATTCTATTTTATCTCCAGGTTTTTCTTTAGTACTAATAACAGTAAAACCACCTTTCCACGGATCATCAAGAAGATAATTGGATGTCTCTTCAGACAAAACCCCATATAAATTTTTTATTTCATTTTTTTCTTGTTCTGATATTAACATTCTTCTAATATTCATAAAACTTTTATTATAAATATATAGAACACAAAAAAAGGGACTGATTCACATCGCCCCTAATTAATTTTTTTAACTTAATAAGTTTTACCTAAAAAATAAAAACCTGAGATTACAGTTTTTGTTGAGAATCTTTTGAAGGATTATTGTTTCCCTTCGTATCCACTTCCTTTTGAGAAGTAATCCTCAGTGACGATTATTTAGGTGAATCACTCCTTGAGGTAATAGCTACTCTCTCATTACTCAACTCTCTTCGAGGATGCCTCCCCAACTCTTCCTTGCGGGAATAGAGGTTTTTGGTAAGAATACAGTCAGACTTGCGATCCTTCTGTGCAATGAACGGCTCATTACTATGTAGTCACCTTTCGCTATTACCTGACGGACACTTTTGCTTTAAGTTTATAAATGTTACTTCATTAACACTAAAGTTTTTGTGTCGTGGATTGATAGAAGTAGTGGTCCGTCTGTCAGCTTCGTCGTCTTTTGAACAACAAAATACCAAACTACTCCTTGAAATGTCCCCATTCCCATATCTCAAGATTACTTCAAAACTAAACCCTTGGTAGAGTTCCGTCAGGGACAATGTCAGCACCACCTGTTTGTTGTCATACCTTTCGGTTTTAAGTTACCTATCATATTGGAACACGCAATCATATAATCGGATAATCATATTTTTTGCAATATTCCTACGGGTTATTCCTATTGATGTTCCCATCTCAATCAGACGACCCACATCGCCCAATCGTTTAACCATTTTCCCTACATCGTTGACCTCGGTACTAAAGGTTACACGGTATCCCGCTTGTATACTCAAGTTCAGTTTCCTAAACCGCAAACCCAACACACTTAAGGGTTCACTTTATCCTACTTTCGTAGTTTATTTTATGGACTATATACGGCCCAATATCTTTATCAGTTTTTACGTTTAATCCGTAGATATTTCGTATACTCCTGAATGGATATCTAATCTTTCAAAGAACGAATTAATGATATAACTATTGCGGTAATATATTACACTTACACTTTAAATGCGAAGGACTTCTGCTTTGTTTCATACAGTTAAATGTTTGTCCCGTAGTCACTTTCCTCACACACAACAGTAGCCCTACGGACCTAGACTGTTTTAATCATCAATATTTCAATTTTTTCATTTCGGACGTTTCCGATTTTTGTTTTACAAAGGTAAGACATTTTTTTGACTTGTCAAACACTTTTTTTACTTTTTTTTGAGACTTGTATCTGAATCGTTACCCATCTCATTTGTTTTACAAAGTTACGACATTTGTTTTGTTTTGTCAAGTACTTTGTGAACTTTTTTTAGATTTTTGTTTTTTCCTCGTAAACTTTGAATGTCCCGTAAGAATCCGCTCTTAATTGAGCGAAATCCAAATTGGATGTCCACAATAGTTTACCTTCAGAGTCACGGTATGCGTACATCACCATCTCCTTGTTTTCTTCTTGTTCCATATTAAATAATGGGGGTTTAAAAGTTTATATTCACATTAACAGTACAAACTTAAGTATTTATTTCTGATTAAACAATACCTTAACCTATAATTTTTTTAATTCTTTGAATTTCTTCATCCATTTGTTCCATTTCATTAGTTTCAAAATACTTCAATAATTGTTTGTATTCATCGGAATCTAAAATGTCTTTGAATGATTTGTATTTCATTTCTTTCTTTACAACACTACCTATCCACTTCTTTAATGATTCTTGGGGATTCTCAATACCCTTACTTTTTAACTTATCTAAAAGTTTATTAAGGTTTTCATCACCTTTTTTACCGAAACTATTTGCATCAAATAAAACCTTGGATGCCACTTCATTATTATTCTCAACACCACTTGATGTCCCAACTTTTTTAACTCCGACGTGAATGTGATCATAATGATCTTTAACTCTCCAACCAAATTGATATCTATATCCTTCAATCGTCACATTTAACCATTTCCCTCCGGTGTAATCTGAATTACTTCCGTTATTAAATTTGGACATAATACATTTCAATAATTCATCACCTTTTCTACCTCTCGTTGGTATATCAACCGCATAAGACGATAAATTACCTTTATAGTGATCAGACACATTTCCTGATGCGGTATCAACTCTAGATCGTTTTTGTGATGAGATAACATTCTTTTTACCCAAACATTCTTTAGCAAAATTTGCAATTTTTAGTGCTCTTTCCATAGAACCATCCCAATTGTTGTTTTTTCCTCCAAAAACTACTTTACCCGAATCAACAGATCCTTGCTCAAAGTCATAGGTATTCACTTCATTGATTTCCATATAAATAAAATTATTGTTGTAGATGTGTCATTAAAACACCACCCAATGAAGTGGCATGAACTTGTAGGTGATTAATTGACTCTATATTTAGTTTTGTTTTTCTTTTTGTGTAGTCAATACCTAAAGTTCCGATGAATTTATCATCAATTGTTTTAATTGAGAATAAATAACCTGATTTACAATTAGTGTCTTCCGCAATGTATTTTAATCCATATGTTGAAATTGTCTCGTCTTTAAAATCGGGGATTTCAATCACATCATTACTTAATAATTGGTTAATTGATTTTGAGAATAGATTAACAGGGATATTATGGAAATTTGTTTGGATTGATCCTACACCAGGATTCACGGTTTCATACATAACTGAAAATTTCGCCATTGACTTTCCTGTTGGATAGAAGTTACCTCCGTTATGGAATTGTGTCACCCAAACCCTATCAGCATTAAATTCTTCTTTTATGTGTTCTATTTTATTGGTAACCAATTCAGCAACTCTTAATGTTTCTGTTACCATATCGGGTTTTTCCTTTTTAGTCAATTTGTTTTTCACATAAAGAACTAAAATTGGACCTATCACACCCGTTATAAATGCGATGATGACTCCTGTGTAATTTTCCATATAACTAATAAATATTATAAAAATTTAAAAAAAACATTTGGTTTAAACTTTTTTAACCAAACTTCTTGATATTGCCGGTGGATTTAATGTCTTACTATTTAATATAGTTTTTACTAAACCTCCAGTACCCCAAGTTTTTAAGTTTGACGAACATTTTTCGGCAATATTTTTCGCTCCGATATCATTTTTTAAACTATCAACAATACACGGATAATATCCATTTTTAATGGTTGATGCGGTTGCGTCAATCCCATCTTCTTCGGTTTTATAATTTCTAACTCCGGATAGACATTTCCCCAATCTCTTTTTTAAACAATTCCAAAATGAAGATCCTTCTTTCTTATGTGTTGTATTAAAGGGATTGAATGTTGATTTTGATCCTTCAGCTTGTCTCCAAGCGTAAAAGAATTTCATATTCTCTTTTGTTGGTTTTGCCCCAACACGATTTAAAACTTTTTTATAAAATTCATCATCAGTTTTATTACCTCCAAGTATCTTAACATCGTCGGTATTACTATTAATAATAGGTGTTGTCGTTGTTTTTATAAAAGAATTAACATCATTAGCGATAGTATCAACATCAATATTACCATTTAGGAACTCAATAAAACTTTTGAAATTTGGACTTTCGGATGACATATCACTAGTGACAAAATCGGTTAATTTAACGGACTCATTAATTGATAATTTGTGTTTTTGTAAAATATGTTTAATTTCACCTTCAGTGATTTTAATTTTTCCTTTCATAAAATCTTTATTTTATAAATATCAATAAAATAAAAAAACCACCATAGTTGGTGGTTTAAAATGTGTGTTTTTTGGTTTATCCCCAGAACACACAAACTGTGCCGACACACGATTCGGGGAGCGTCCACGCCATTACATAGATGTATCCGAAGATATTTTTTATTTCAATCTATGTCTGTAATCTCCATCTTCGTTCCCTTGTACTTCGGGCTACTTGTAGTCAGGACAGGATTTGAACCTGTTGGTAAGTGTCATATAAGGTTTGATTTATTACTCCGACTACGGAACCTTAAAGAGCGATTACCAATTCCGCCACCTGACTATAAAAAAAAGGATTTAATAACTATCGCACTAATAACGATACCTGTCAAAACACCTGTTAAATACGCCACCAAATACCATAATCTACTCATTTTTATAAATGTTATTTTAATACCATATACTTAACACCATCAACAATTTTAGTAACATATTTACCATTATCACCTGATTTTTTTGTTGATCGTGTTGTGTTTCTACTTGTCTTTGCGTTCTTTTCAGATTCACCAAATCTGTTTATAAGAACCTCTTTCATTGAATATCTTTCCATACCACAAAGTTAATCATTTTTTTCTTTTCTCCAAAACAATTTGTCAAATCTTTCTTTCCATTTATCCCATGCCGGTCTTATAACAATAATAACACCTATTCCTCCAGCAATTGCCGAGGTATATGTGAGTTCCGACGACAAGAAATGTATATAACTAATAAGTCCAATAAACATAACAACAAATGTTGTCAATATAGTGATAAAATCCTTCATAATAATAATTTAATTTTTTTGTAGTCAGGACAGGATTCGAACCTGTATGCGTAACTTTCTTGGTTCTACCCCAATGGCACGCTATCCACCCATTATTTTAGCGTCTACCATTCCGCCACCTGACTATTTACTTTTAGCTATAAGTTTATCTGTAGCATTATTTTCTCGAACATTTATGTATATTCCAAATATTCGACAGATAAATCCTTTTACATTTTTGTATCTTTTGAACATCCACATCCATTGAGTAATGTTCGTTTTATCATAATGCTTCGTTGAGCAATAATTGATATTAATTTTCATACTTTCTATATTTTTGTAGTCAGGACAGGATTCGAACCTGTATACCTTTGGAGGAGCATCTGCCCAGCACCAACCGTCAACCATTGTGCCACCTGACTATGTTGTTGTCTTTCCAACTGTCATCAATTCCATTTAAAATGTCTATTGAGAACCGTGAGTAGTCAGTACCTGATTTGAACAGGTTCAAAGGACGATTCCTTTATTAGTCACACAAAGTAATTACTCTTTGCTTTACCTACCGTGTAATGCTTGCGTATACATCCGCATTACCAAAGTTATTCCACAACACCTGACTAAATTTGAGGTTGAGAACCTCTGTATTGGGTTATGCATAATAATTAACCATCTAGCCTTCCTTTCTCAAGGGAACAACACAATATTGTTGATAGTGATGGAGTACCCGTCTCGCTCCAATCTTAAGTGCATAATCGTAGTTTTACGAGGCCTCGGCACTGTCCTTTTCAGGGGGTGATGAATTCCTTATCCATTCTGGATTGTCGACATCCGTTGAATGGGGAAAACCACTATCAATATTTTAAAAAAGGCAAGACCTTAAGATTTACTTATTCGTGAGTCACCTCATCCTTACTACCTATATCTCGCCTTCAACATCCGTTCTACCCAAACCATCGTTTATATACCTGTTAACCTCTCGGAAAACTTTGAGTGCCTCCTCAACCCGTTAATCTGATAGGGGCTCCATCTTGCTCATCATTTCTGATTCCCTATGGGATTCTGCCGATATAGGTCTATCTGCTATCTTACCAATCTATTTATGTCAATGAACTTTTTTTTGGCGGTCCCGACGGGATTCGAACCCGCATCTCGCACCGTGACAGGGTGGAATTGTAACCATTCAACCACGGGACCAAAGTTATCAGTCTTTCCTGATCGTCACCCCTAACCCACAGGTATGAACCCGTATCGTAGTAATGCTTGGTTGGCATAATTTGTTTGTACCCCCACAGAGATTCAAACTCCGATTCCACCCTTAGAAGGGGCGTGTCCTATTCAGTTGGACGATGGGGGTGAATCCTGTATACCATTGAAAGGTGGGGGTAGTACAGACAACTATTATTCCCCTATTCTGTCACCCGTATGGGATTCGAACCCATGATCTTTTCCGTGAAAGGGAAACGACTTAACCGCTTGTCCAACGGGCGAAATTAAAATGATTTTACTCATTTTGTTTGTTTGACAAAGATATGTGTATTACTTTAATTTACCAAATCTTTTTTTTAATTTCCTTTTCAGTTTTCTCAACAAATCAGTTTTTATGTTAGTTTTAACAAAATTTACTTTTCCTGATTTGAAAGTTCCTGATAAAACTTCTTTCATCATTCGTTTATATTAATTGTTTATTTGGTGGACCGGATGGGAATCGAACCCATCTCAAAAACATTGCAAATGTTTCTCGCCGAAGCCTTGGAACATGCCAGCCCATATTTCCCCACCTTAAAATTACTGGTGAGTGAATTTTCCGGTTTTCTGTTTGCAACCCTGTGGATCTTACTCCTTGAAAAAGTCATTTTAATAACGTCGATAGGACTTAAAGGGAACCTCTCATTTATATCCCTTCATCAATGGGTAATTAACCCATACTAGGCGTGATTCCAGTTTTAATTGGAATAATATCCTATCTATTGAGCGGGTAGTGGGACTCAAACCCACAACTTTCACCTTGGAAGGGTGACACTCTAATCAATTGAGCTATACCCGCAAATAAATGAAACCATTTTTAATTCGGGATTTTATAGATGGTTTGTTCCCCATCACCTGTTGACGTGCACATCAGAGCAGGGTCCTAAACAGAGTACCTTGAGTCATTTATCTCTCTTCGTTTGGGTAGCTAATCCCATGAAGTCAAGGTTCCTTTCATCCGTGCAAGTCGGACTTCTGTTGGTTTCATTTGTACCGATGACGGGGGTCGAACCCATAACCTTGACGATATAAGCGTCCTGCTCTCACCTATTGAGCTACATCGGTAAATTTGAGGATGAGAACTCCTCTGTGTTGTGAGTAAGATTCATACTTTCGTATTGTTTCTCTCCTGTTCCTTCCTACATTCCTTTCTCACAGGAACAACACATTTGTAGCAACGCCTTGGAATCGCACCAAGTTAAACCGGCTTATGAGACCGGCGAGATACTATACCTCCCGCCTGCTATATTTGAACCACCCATAGGACTCGAACCTACAACCCTTCGGCGATTGCCGATGTGCAAACCAATTTACACCATAAGTAGTTATTCAAGAAGACAACCAGTAATTAGTGGTACCAAATCACTTTAAGCTATGTGAATCATCTTCTTGTTAGGTTCGGTTAATTACTCCGAACTTTGCTGATTAAAATGGATTCGAACCATTACCCCTCTCCTGTTTCGTCAACCTACTCCGTTCTGATGTGCCCCATACACCATAATCAATCGACAGTTTCGAACCTGTCAGCCTCAAGATAGCAACTTCTTGAGATTTGTAGATAAGAAAGGATTCGAACCCATAACGCCGTTTTTAACTCGGCCTCTCCGATAATCGGATAGCGTCTACCATTCCGCCACTCACCTATTAAAAAAAACACATCCACCAAGACATGGGATAACTTTTCACTTACATTTCCTTTCGGTGGTATTGTAATATCTTACAATGTTTCAGTTACATATTATCATACTCAACAAACATAACACCTCTTGTAGTGTTGTAATGAATTTTTTGTCTCCTGTGTTCAATACACCAAATTACTTGTTTGTCTTTCTATGTGTCATTTGTAGTCAGGACAGGATTCGAACCTGCAACAATACAACCTTTATGACTTCTCGCGTCCAAGTGATTATGAACCGTGGCGTTTTCAGGATGTGCTACCTTTTTCACATTACGTATTACCTGACTAAATTTGAGGGTGAGAAGTCCTCTGTGTTGTGTGGTGTACCGCCGCCATCCTTAATATAGTATTTGTTTTTTAACCACCCTTAATAATATACCACTGGTACGACCGCACTCTTGTTTCTCAAGGAACAACACAATTTTTCATTTTGTGATTCAGTAGTTAACACACACTCTCGTTTCACCATTTTGTGTTAACAGGTTAATGTACTTTACGAGTTTCCCGTTTCTTACAATCACACACCTTTATTCCTTTTGTTCAACAAAGATATGTAATCATTTCCAATCTGCCAAATCTTTTTTAATATTTTTTTTGTATCCCCGATGAGATTCGAACTCATACTGAATGGATTTTAAGTCCAATGCCTCTGCCTGTTGGGCTACGGGGATGTCATTTTACCAATATGTCAAAGAACCTTTATTGTTTGTTCTACAAATATACAACTTTTTATCTATTTGCACAACCCCTAAAACAAAAAATCCCACCTCTTTTGGAGATGGGATTAAAATTTTTATATAATAATTTATTACACCATCTCCTTATAGGTAGTATCTTCAGCTATCGCCAACCCTCTTAAAGATATGATATGTAAATTTTTCATTTGTAGTTTTATTTGTTTTGTTATAAATATACAACACTTTTGAAAAGTGTCAAGTTTTTTAATTATTTATCGTGTAATCTTTTAAACACATTTAATAATTCTGGAGTAGTTTTTATTTTATCTATTAAATCTTTCATTTTGGTATCCAAAAATTTTAAATAATCCTCATTACTCTTAAACTCCATTTTTTTCCAATCCATTTCTTTTTTATTTTTCTTATTTTCATCAATCACTCGTTTAACAATTCTCGTTAAATCCGATTCCGTAAGTTTAATCACTTTTTTCATAGTTACAACAGTATTGGTATAAAAATCTTTATTTGTCTTGGAAATTAAGATATTTCATTTTATTTATTTTTCTTTTAAACTTTTCTGCCAATTTTTTCAAATACCTCTCACTATAACTTGCAAACTCTTCTTTTGATTTGAATTTTTTAATAAATGGTATGTTTGATTGTTTTAATTCCTCCCAAGTTTTTTCGTTTAGATTTGTGATGTTCAAATTATCTAATAATTTTATACTACTCATTATTTGTGCCCCATAACCAAATTTATAAGGGTTTGGACCTTCATCGTAAATATTTTCAAGATAAGCATCTTGCTCAACATTAGATAGGATATAATACAAATAAAGTATTGTCGTTAATGTATCGGTTTCACCTCTTCGTTGCATAAAACGAATAATAAACTTTTCAAAATCTTCAGTATACATATCTTTGATGAATTTTGAATCCTTGATTGGAACTGATTTATTTCCATATCTTTTAAAATCTTGATAGGCGTGTTTCATTTCGTGGTTTACAACTGAAATGTCAATTCTATTTATGAGAGAAGGATCAACAACAAGTGTGATTACATAATCATCAACAATTAATCCAGAATTGTTTTGGTCATATGAATATGCTCCAATTGGGATGAACTTAATTTTAAATTTATCTACCGGAAATTTTTCATATACTTCAGGAAAATCTTTTCCGTTTATTGTAAAATCTTTTCCACCACTTTCTTTAATTTTTGAAACTACGATTTCGGACCAACTTCTTGATTCAAGAGATATGCCACCAATTTCATTTATTTCGGTAGATTCACTAATCACTCGTTTAACAAGTTTTATTAATTCAGATTCCGTTAATCTTATCGTTTTTTTCATACTTCTTTTTAATATATTTATAAATATGTATAAAAAGAAAAAACACCCTTAAAGGGTGTTTTTTTAAATTGATAAGTACAGGACTCTAACTCATTATTTTGTTTCAACAATGTTATAAGTTCCTTCCATCACGCCCCAAGAAGATTCTTCTTGAAACTGATAAGTTTCTGCTACATCACTTGAACTCATCGGACGAGTCAAATACCAAACTTGAGTGTTCTTCCAAGTAACATTCACTAATTTACGACCTTTTGGAAGATTGATTGTTCCTTCCCCACCCCAATTCTTTACTCGGTTGTTCTCGGTACAAGAACCCAACATTGCAATAACCCCGATTGCCAAAAACACTTTTTTCATATTATATTATTTATTTTTTTACAACTCTTGAACTTGTTTCATAGTTTCCGTCACCTCATCAGAAGAAAGATGTCCCAAAACATCACCAGTAATTGGTGTATTGTAAGTTATATCCCAATCA